GCTTAAGAGTAGAGGGTGAGGAAAAAGGTAATCTATATGTTTTTCTTCTTGACTATGCCAAAATGTCAGGTATAGTCACATTAACTGACAAAACGTCAGGTTAGTTTTAGGTTGTTTTATTCTATAAGGGGTAAAAATGGCTGAGAAACTCTATACTTACAAGGATTTATCACAGTTATTACAAATTTCCCCTCGTCACGTTTATCGGATTCTTAAGCAACATAATATCAAGCCCTTTTACCTCTCTCGTCAGGCTCCCCGTATCACCCCTGGGCAGCTTGCACTAATTTCAGGTGTAACATTTGACGGTCAGCTCGCTCCCTCACAAGAGCGGCAATCACAACGTCCACCGAGTAAACTTCCAGAGCCACGCTATCGGGATTTGGAGGGGGATTTATGATAGGTTTTTATATATATTCTTTATACTTTTCAATATCTTACATGTGGGAAAATGGGCGAAGTTTACATAATGAATCTTATCGGACATGCGAAATAACCTATTGAATTATAATGTGGAAGTGAAGGGTGATAAAAGATTGAACCGAGATAATGGACATAGTTCCACTTGCCGGAGCCTTGACCCATACCGAATGATCTCCTGCCTGCTGAGCGAGCTTGAGGTTATTGTCAGCCATCAGGAGAGTATCAGGGTTCAGGGGTTGATTTCTTTTCCGTCCTGGAGGGTTGAGCTATGAGGGGGAGGGAGGCATTTTACCACCCTACAGAGCGGAGTAAAGGGGTGAATATAAATTCACCTACCCCTCTCTTTCTTCACCCGTTTCCTAATTTCCCTCTTATTTCCTATAGGTGCCCTGCTCTTAATTACCTGTTTGAGGTGCCTGGATTGGGTAGTGTTAAGGCTTTTAGGTGTGGGTGTGTATAGGGGGAGTCTTTCTTGGCCTGTGTTGTATAGTGGAATATGGGAGGCGTAAGGGAATTTTTAGGGGGGGTAAAATCAACTTAGGGGGTAATTATTTTTGTGTCAAGAGAAAAAGTGAAAAGTGAGAATTTTACCTGTGAAAGATTTTTTGGTGTTAAAGTAACACATTAAGAAATGCTATGTAATACATTAAGTATTTATATATAAGTTATTGAATTATAGAGGGAAAGATATTTTAAGGGATTTAAGGTATTGTGGGTTGAATGATATTAAGATTTAATAAGTTGTAGTTAATATATTAAAGTATAACATTAAGTGTTCTGATAATGTTTGGTATTTTTAGAGAAAGAGATGAGTATGAGTTATGCTTATTGACAGGATAAAGAAGTTTTCACCGATAGATTATTTTGATGTATCGGTGAAAATAGCGTTGATAGAGCAGTGTTTGTTTGAGATGGCGGAGGCGAAGTTCTTTTTTAATATGAACCATAGGGGGAATTGTTGAAATGGGGGGGATAGGGAAAGAAGTAAAGGTGGAGGCGGGATTAAATCTTGGGTTTAAGAAAAACAGGGTAAAATCTTTTAAAGGTACGTTAAGTTTTGGGAGTAAAGCGGGGTGGTTAAGTGGCAGGGGGAGTAACAGGAAGATGGGTAAAATGTAATTTTTTTATAGGTTGATTTATGAAAGATATGGAAAAGAAGAATGGCAAGAAAAAGGGTATGATGGGTATATGTGGAGAGATGATGAAGTGTATGGAAGAAGCATTAAAGGAGAATAGAAAGAGCATGAAGAAGATGAATACAGGAGGTAAAAAGTAAAAATGGCAAGCAGGAAAGTGAGCAGATTGGGGGGGAAGGTTGCGAAGATAGAAAGGAACATTGACCACTTACTTGATAAAATGGATTGGGATAAGATGATTGAAGCGGTAAAAGTTTTAAAGGATGCAGGGCTGACAGTTGAACAACTTATAAAAGCAGATGCACCAAGTAAAGTTGCGGTAATGAATATTTTTACGGGGTTAGTTAAGGGAACATTAAAACAACGAATAGCTACTTCTGAAAGGCTTTTAGATAGAGCTGGATACAAAGAACCAGAAAAAGTCGAACATTCTTTTGAGTCTTATGAAGAAAGATTGAAAAGATTATTTTTAGAAACGCAAGATAAAAAGGAAATAAGCGGTGGAGAATAATAAAGAATTAACAACAGATGAAATCTTAAAAAAATTTACATCCGACTTTAAGTTTTATGCCTCTACTTGCTTAAAAATCCAGAATGAAGAAAGCCAGTTAATACCTTTCGAATTTAATGAAACTCAGTATTTTCTTTCACAGATTGTTGATGATTTAAAATCTAAAAATCTTCCTATAAGATTAATAATTCTTAAATCAAGACGTAAAGGTGTATCAACATGGGTTGAGGGATATTTTTATCATAAAACTTCAATGAGGCATAATAAATATGCGGTAACTGTAACACATGAACCAGAGGCTACGGATTTTATTTTTAAAATGACAAAGCGGTTTCATCAGCACTGTCCCAAAGAATTAAGGCCGGAAGTAAAATATAGCAATATGAAATTGCTTGAGTTTAATAATCAGAGTGGAACCGGTCTTGATTCTGCATTTAGAGTCGGTACGGCAGGAAAAGAAGATTTTGGCTCAGGGCAATTAATACATTTTGTGCATTTAAGCGAAGTTACTAAATGGCCAATAAATACTCAAAGCTCACTTCTGACTTCACTTCTGCAATGCGTTCCTGATGACCCTGAGACAGCTATAATTTTTGAATCAACTGGTAAAGGAATTGGCGGAGAATTTTATACAAGATTTTGGGCTGCAAAGTATTGTTATGAAGTATTTCTTGATGAAAATAGAGAGCCTAAACTTAAATTTTCGGTTAATGAAAAGTCTGACTCCAATAACACATACTGTAGGATATTTTTCCCGTGGTTCATTCCTAAAAATCGCAGAAAAGAAGTTCCACCTGATTTTAAAAAAACTCAGAAAGAAGAGCAATTAGCTAAATTATATAACCTCGATGATTCCCAATTATGCTGGCGAAGATGGGCAACAGAAAATAGATGTAATGGAAATGAAGATATTTTCTGCCAGGAATATCCTTCAAATCCTACTGAGTCATTTTTATCAAGTGGGCGCCCAGTTTTTAATAATCAGGAATTACTTATACTGAAAAATGCTGCTCCGAAACCTATAGCCAGGTATGAATGCCAGATTTCTTCAGGACAGTGGATTGCAAAAGAAGCAGGCAGATTAAATGTATGGGAAGAACCGGAAGCAGGACAAAGGTATGTTATCGGGGCGGATATAGCTGAAGGACTTGAATGGGGGGATTATAGTTCTGCGGATATAATAAATCAATTAACAGGGGTACAGGTAGCTCAGTGGTATGGTAAATGCGATGCAGATGAATTTGGGAAACTCCTGTGCTGGCTTGGTAAAAGATATAATTGGGCTCTTGTTGCACCTGAACGCAATAATCATGGTATTATGACTGTGACAACTCTATGCGATATGCAATACCCAAATATCTATGGTGAAATAATTATTGAACCTCCAAATAGGCCTAAGCAAAGATATGGATGGTCAACAAACAAAGCAACACGCTACGTGATGATTGATAACCTCATAGAGATAGTTAGAGACAAAACTCATGGGATACAATGTGCAGAAACATTTGAAGAGATGATGAATTTTAAAATAAGCATTGAAGGGCGGATGGAAGCTGAAAAAGGGCAGAATGACGATAGGGTCATTTCAATTGCCATTGCACACCAGGTAAGACGGCTAAATCCATTCAAGAGGAGTAAAAATAAATCCCTTGAAGACGGATTTGGGGCTAACACTAAACGCCAACCACCGCCAATGGAGGCATTTTATTAAATGGATATGCAGAAAAATATGGGTTTACCAGCAAGACCAAATTTAGCAGCACAGAGCTTTATTCCTGCACAGGAAATTTATGAACGGCAGGCACGTACTGAAGAACTTACCGAAACAGTGAGCATAGGTGAAGCAACAAACTCACTTGCATCATATATTGATTCACTATGGGAAACGGCAAAAAAAAATAAAATCGATATTGAACAACTTTTAATGAAATGTCTGAGAGCAAAAAACAAAGAATATGAACCTAACATACTGGCTGCACTCGAACAGGTAAATGCCTCAAAATTTTATATGCCGTTAATTTTTGAGAAATGTAAAGATGCAAGAGCCATTTTTGGTTCACTCTTTTTGCCTGATAGTGGTGATGACCCCTGGGGATTAAATCCAACACCTATACCTGATTTAAACCCAAACCAGCTTGAGGAAATAAAACAAAGAGTATTGCAGGAGATATATTCTGCTGCTCTTTTATACAAAGAACAGGAAGGCCAGCCAGTAAGCCCTGAAGAATTTAATGCAGTTGCACAATTACATAACGATGAAATTTACGATAAGACACTTATTGAAATAAAAGACGAAGCAGAAAAAATAGCCGAACGCATGACGTTAAAAATAAAAGACCAGCTTGAAGAAGGAAATTCAAAAGTAGTTTTTAAAGATTTGCTTGGTGATTTTGTGGATTACCCTGCCTGCTTTGCAAAAAATCTTGTATTACGAAAAACTAAAATCCTTGAGCATTTTAAGGATGAAACTACAGGTGAATGGGATACAAGGGTTGTCGAAAAAGTTCAGGTTAATCTCGACCGTGTTTCGCCATTTAATATTTATCCACTTACTGTCTCAAGTCTTGAGGGTGATGTACTTGAACATCAGAAATTATCAAGGCAGGCTTTGAATGATTTAATTGGTGTTGACGGCTATAATGAAACAGAAATAAGGGCAGCTTTAAATGAATATAATAAAGGACTGATAAAGGATTGGCTATGGACTGATACCGAACGTGCAAGGCTTGAGACAAAAACTTTAACAACGCAAAGCCAGAATACAGGAGAGCTGATTGACATACTTGAAGGGTGGGTGTCGGTACAGGGGAAGAAACTTCTTGATTGGGGTATAAGTAAAGAAAAAATCCCTGACCCAGATTTGGAATATAAAGCCTGTGTTATAAAAGCCGGAACTCATGTAATAAAAGCCGTAATTAACCCCGACCCTCTTGGCAGAAATCCTTATATCTCCGCTTCATATATCAGGAATCCAGACTCAATATGGGGTGGATGCATACCTACAATTTTATTTGAGTTGCAAGATTCCTGTAACAATATCTCAAGAGCAACACTGCACAATGCTTCAAAGGCTTCTGAAGCGGTAACTGAAATGAACATTGACCGCCTTGCAGATGGTGAAAACACAGATAATATATGGACTGGGAGAGTTCTAAAAGTCACAGAAGCACAAATGCTGTCAGGCGCACCTATGATGAAACAATACGAAACAACGTTTATTGGATGGCCGTTACGCAACCTTCTCGATTCATTTAAACGTGATGCTGACAATCTTACAGTGCCTTCATATGGTCATGGCGATGCTAATATTAGTGGTGCAGGGTCAACTGCAAGCGGGCTTGCTATGCTTCAGGAAAATGCCAATGAATCAGCCCGTGATGCTGCAAAAAATTTTGATGAGATGATAGCCTCTATAATCAGGGGGATGTATGATTTTAATATGATGTATTCCACCGATTCAAGCATAAAAGGCGATTTGAGAATAGTGGCTCGTGG